CTTACCCTTGATAATTTCCTGTTTCTTTCCCGGATGCTCCGCGTTCCGTTCGCCATTGATCCGGTCCAGATTCATCACAAAGTGTCTTTCAATCATAGGTTAATCCTCATCATAGATTTTAAATAAAACTGACATAACAGCGGAAGCAATTGCCGCGCCCATCAGCAGCCATATGATGGACAGCAGTATAGCCTCCAGCGGATACAGTTCTACCATAATTAATATACCATAATGCAGAACCGCATTTTAAAATCGTCAATAATTACCTGATACAAAGACCAGTCGGCGATCTCTCTTTCTTCCTTGATCATCTGCTGGGTGGTGGTTACGCCGATGTTTCCCTGCTCGCGGCGCTCTCTGGTGATGGTGCCGGTATCCGTGCCGGACCCATCACTTTCAGTCCGCTCAGCATCGCGCATTACTTCCGAGTTATAACCTGTCACCTGGTTCAGCGCGTTGGCTTTTGCTTCGCTCTTCAGGTTCCTGGTTTCCGTTTCTGTATAGGTTCCGTCCTTATTCCATATTGGGTTGTACTCGTACTGTGTGGTTTCAAACAGATGTTCCCAGATGGCCGCTTTGGTTTTGGACCATTCCGCAATAGCCAGCTTCATCACATCAGGGTTGCTGATGATTGTGTTCAGCTCCGCCAGCTGCATGCACAGCTCATTGATCAATCCCTGCTTATCCAGTCCTTCAGGAACCTGCAGACCGTCAAAGAGAGTTTCATCATAGCGGTACATTGCAAGGATTGACATTAATACTCTCATGCTTCCACCTCATCGCTTTTCCTGCTGCTCTCATCAATCAGGCTGTAATCTTCGGCCAGCTTCACACTGCAGTCAGTGCCGAACATATCATTAACCTTTTTCATTGACTGCTGCATGCTCTCAAGCCATACGCGGGCAATGGCTTTTGTGTTCTGATTGTTCGCGTTGATTTCATCGTTTGTTAATCTTTCCTTCTTCTCATAATTGACATTATCAATACCGATAAAGGACAGAAACATAGATTCGATGCCGGCCATGAATGTGAGCATGTCATTGCCGAGGAATGTCTGTTTAAGGTTCTGATTGAACAGGACCCACTGCGGGTTTCCGTCCTGATCGAAAAGTTTCTTGTCAACAAATACTGCAGGCTGGCCGCTGGCAATGTCTGAGAACATCACCTTGAAGGACTCAGCGGCCGCTTTATTATCTGAAGCGAAAACATATGCCAGCTTGGTGTTGATCATGTTGGTGGCCATTCCCTCAAGGATCTCAGCCATCAGATCCGAGAATGTGCTTACCACATCATAAGCGCCTCTGTAGTCCGGCGCCAGCTTGATCAGCTGGCAATTGCTGCCAATCTCAAGCTGTACGGATGAACCGCGCAGCGCCGGATTGGTCACCAGCGCCCTGGTAGGCCGGTAGTAAACATTACGGCCGTATAAAGCGCCGTGATTGTTAATTACGCCGAAGCGGTCCGTATTGAATACAATTGTATAGCCCATTACAAACAGTGTGTATCTGAAATAGTCGGGATCCCATTTATCAGGGATTGTGAAGTCAAAGACGCTGAACAGCTTTTGAAATAAGTATCTGTCAAAGAATAGTGAGAGCCCTGTATTGCGGGCATGCATACCGAACGGCCGGAACTGACTGTCATATAAGTTCTGATAGTCATAATAGACCGGGATGCCATTATAACCGGGTGACCCGTTTGCCATGTTTCTGCCTCCTGTTTCTGTACTTCAATAATAACAGTAATCCGCCGGCTGTTAAATCACCTTCGCCGCCAGGCGGCACCACCGGCGGCTCCCAGGGCTCCGGCTCCGGCGTGCTGGGAATGGTCTGGAATGTCATGCCCAGAGTATCCACAATCTGCTCAGATCCTCCGAGATAGAAAACATCATAGCACTGCGCGGAGTTTCCCAGCGCGTAGCAATAAGTGCCGAGCTGGCAGGTATATGGATATCTGACGATTACATCATTATGGACAAGTGACTGGTCCAGATGGCAATGAGCCAGGATATAACCGGATCCGCTCCATTTATCTCCTGAGTGACCGATAAGATCTCCCTGGTAAAAGTGTGTCTGCGCAGGGATGCTGTTATCATGAGCGAACAGGAACGAAACATATGTTTTCCCTGATGGCGTCCAGACCGGTGCATCACTGGTGTAAATACTCTGGCCATTTTCGGGATATGTCCAGATCCGTGTGCAGTCACATGGCGCGTAATATGGATATGGATTATATGGAAAGCCCCAGTCAACCGGATGACCGCAGCAATGGCTGTAGCTGTCCGGACCGCTCAGCTGATTGGCTTTCAGATAGTCCATGGGAAATAAGCAATACTGTGTGCCGTCTTTACTTGCTTTCTGACCAGCGTACATCCTCAATAACCTCCTCCAGTTTGCGCTTCACTTCTTCTTTCCGGTTTCCTTCCGGAAGGACCTGCACGGCGTAATTAAGGAACTCAAGATAATCATACATAGATGTAATGGGGATCTCATAAGGAATAGCAGTGTCCGGATCCATGCCGGCGTCAATCTTTGCCTTAATATCCTGCAGGATCCTGCAGCTACTCATAATAGAAACCTCCTTCAAGATAGGCTTTCAGCTGCGCCTGCTCTCCGGCTGTGCCATTGATCGGAACATCTCCCTCCATAGCCAGGCAATAGGTTCCGGTTGACATTGTGCTCATGTTTACCTCAGCGCAAAGCGGGCGTCCAACATGGGCGCGGTCCTCCGGCGGGATATCATAGAAAACAGCATAGAGCGCCGCCCAGCCGTCCAGATCTGAAAAGCCGCCATTGCCTCCAATGCTGGACTGGATCGGCTTCATGGCATTTGCCGCGCTGGTGATCGCGCTGATCCCATTGGCCACGATGCCGCCGATGTTTCCGGTCAGAAGGCTGCCGAGCATGCCCATGGCTCCGCCTGCCACGCCTCCGGCGGCGCTGATATAGTCGTTGTATACCTGGGTTAACTGGATGGGCACGCCAATCTGTGACTGGATCCTGCAGGCTATCGGACCGTCAGCGTTATCATAATGAACCTCAAGGATGCCCTGACCGGTGATCAGGTCATAAGTAACCTTTGCCACCAGTTTATATGCCTTTGCGGTCAGGGTGGTGTCCAGATCAATCACACCGAAAGGTGGGATCATCAGATTCATCTTTGTATAAGGTTCTGTGTTCAGATAGTTGCCGCGCTGAGCCGCCAGCGGATGCCTGGGGATGTCATTAAATTCAACATCCCACTGGAGATAGGGCGGATCTGATGGCATATTTTTATATCTCACACCGGAGGCGGTCCATGACCAGATAGATAAGCCTGTCTGCTCGCTGGCGTCAAAATCTGAATATCTTACAGGGCACCACTGGCAGCTTTTAATGAACTGCAGCGGGTCAATGATGGCTTTCATAGCCTCATTGGTCACGCCTGTGACTGTCACCTGTTCACTCACCAGATTGTTAGCGTCCAGAAGATAATTGACTAATTTAATAAGCTCTGAGCGTGTCAGCGCAATATATTTGATACTTCCGAAGGTGCTGGCCGTGATTGCTCCGGGGCGGGATACCACGCCGAGGATAAATGAGCCATCATCAATATTCACCTGAATGCCGCTGGGAAACCATGGCGTATAGTTCTGCCGGACAGCGTATGAATAGGAAGATTTAACAGGGTAGTAAGTATCCACAACATCACCATCATACTCGCGGGAGCATCTCAGCAGATATAAATACTGTACACCGATGGTGTCACGGTAGGTTCCGAGGATGTCGCATTTTAATGAATACTCCCAGATGACGCCGCGCAGCGCTTTGATATCACCTACAAAGTAATATCTTTTAAAGTCAGGAATGTATGCGTAGTTGAAAATATGCGGCTCCGGATCCTCCTGATCCGCAAAGTCAATAATGATGGTCGGATGCACAATGGATGTATCACTTTTCAATGTTACTTCATACTCATGCCCTTCACCTCTGGGCACGCCTGTGCTGTTTTCACGTTTCACATAAGTGTAGAATCTGATTTTCATGTTCACCTCATAAATAAAAGCGGCCGGCCGGTAGTCAGCCGGTCCGGCCTATGGAAAGGAGGAAAGTAATGCCTACAGATGTCTTAATCAAGGAGCAGCACAATGCCCTTTTCGGTCAGGTCATTGCAGTACTGTCTGCGGGCTGTCAGCCACATATTGCGGTAAAGTCCGCGCGCGTTCAGCGGCGTGCTTTCCAGGCGCTCCTCACAAACGTTCGTAACTACAGCATCCTCATCAAAGATAACGCCGAATACATTTGACTGAGTAACTGCGTCACCGGTCACAGCGATTCCCGCATCATTGATTGTTGCCGGTGTCAGGCTGATCTGATCCGGATTTTCAATAGCCTGCCAATAGTCAACGCCCTGAACGTCAGCATAAACCAGCGGCTCGTCATGATAGGTGTTTGTGTTCACCATAGTATCAATGATGTCCAGCGCGTCGCTCAGAAGGTAAATCTTCTGGTTTGCAATAGGAGTGTGTCTGTTAGGAGTCTGTCCATCGATCTTGAACTGATAAAGCTGGGATCTGTTTGTCATCCGGCGGGACAATGTATTGATTCTTGCGCGGACCCACTGGAAGAAACCGCGGATGTTCGCCGGCTGATATGCAGTCTGAGCTGTCAGGGAAAGGCCTGTCTCCGCATTGTACTCTGTCAGCAGATGGACAACACCATCCGCATAAGTTGCCTCGGCGCCGATTTTCGCGGCCATGAAGTTGGTCAGAGCCATGCGGTTGAGCTCTTCAATATACTGCTCCCACTTATTGTTAAGTTCAGTCATCTTGGCCGCATAGAAAGCACCAAGCTGAGATTCTGAGCGGAACGCATCACGAAGCGCTGAATCATAAATAGTGATCCAGTCCTGGTAAGCGTCCGAACCGGTGAATCGTGCTACAAGGATGTCACCTTTCTTCTGGATCCACTGGTCCACGCTCTGGCCGTCAATCGGATGATAAACAGCTTCATCTGTAGTCAGATCAGAATCAAGGTATGACACCTTCTGGATGATGCCGCCCCATCTCAGATCATCGGCCAGGAGTCCATCAAATTTCCTGGTATACGGTCTGGATGCGAAGAGAGTCCGCGCCAGCTGAATCTGCAAAGCGTTCCATACTTTATCAGTGCCGGCTGCCAGGGTTGCCTGTGCCATGCTGATAAAGTCAGCTGTGCTGGTGGGCGTGATGCCCTGGACGCCAGTGACCTGCGTGTGCAGATCATTCAGCAGGGTACGGACATCTTCAATAGCTAAGTTGTTTACACTCATTTAGTTCTGTCCTTTCTTGGCGGCGCTATAACGCTGCCTAAAATCTGCTCCGGAGTTTTCACTGCTGCCGCTGATCCTGGGATTGTCTGGTTAATGGCTCCTGCCTGCTGCAATCCGATCAGCTGATTCAGTTTTGCCTCCAGGCGCGCATATGCATCATCCTGCTGGCCCTGGCTGCTGGGCTGTGCGGATGGCTCTGCCTGTGTAGCTTCCGGCTGTGCCGGTGCCTGTGCCGGCTGTGCCGGTGTTTCCTGTGCCGTCTGTGCCGCTGTTTCCGGTGCCGGCTGTGCCGGCTGGGCTGCAGATCCGCCGCCCTGCATTGCTGTGATTTCATCTTTCGTGTAACCTGCGTTCAGCAATGTAATGACCTGCTCAATATTCATTTAATATATCCTCCGTCAATTCTGTGATTGATTCCTGCAGTGCTTTGGTAACTGCAGCTTTCACCTTTGATTTAATAACCGCCGGACCGGTTCCCGCCGGTACGGTTCCGCGCAGGATCTGCTCAACGATAGCCTGTACTTTTGCATATCTGGATCCGAGCTTATTCTTGCGGTCCTGGCCGTTTCCATAATAACCCTGAATGACCAATAACGCTAATTCAAGATCACTGTAACTGTTCAGACTTTGGAGCGCTGCCGCCATTGTTCTGCCTCCGTCCTGTTAACATCGTGATGATTGTTTTTAATTCCAGAAGCGCGTCCGTGTTACGGTTGAGCGCTTCAGTGACTGCTCCCATCTCTGCCTTGTGTGCTTCCTGCTCTTTATTAAGATAATAGAATAAAGCGCAGCAGGCAACGATAGGAAACCCCAGGCTGCCGATCGCCTGCATGATCTGTGTAACGTCCATAATCAGAACCTCCGCTGTAATAGATGAAAGCCGCAAGGATCCGGCAAAGATCACCCGCGCCCCTTCCGAGGGCTGCCTGAGCGGGCCGGCTTTCTTCATTAATTAATATATCATAAGGCAAAGTATTTTTCCCACAATGCCACAGCTCTGTAATTCTCAAAGCGGATCAGTCCATCAAGATAGTAGCCGGCAAAGCGCCAGCGCTCCCGCCTGAAGCGCTGCAGATCGGCATATCCGTTTGTATATATTTCCTTGGTCTTTCCTTTTGAGAATGAAACATAAAACTCCTGGCGGCTTTTATGCTGGTACATGCAGAGATCACCGACTATATAAATACAGTTATACTCTGCCAGACTCCGGCGCTGCACATATGTGAAATCATTCAAAATAAATTTATTTTTGATTGCCATTTCAGAAAATTCAGAAGCGACCGCTTTATAAAGTGCTGTTTCTGCTTTCTGTTCACTGATCGGGCTATGCTGGGGAATGATCAGCAGTTTGTTTCCCAGCTCCATCCACTCAACGTCTTCCTGCAGCATACGCTCAGCGCTTTCAATAAGATTAAAATACATGAAAGTGTCGTTTGCCATGTTCACACTGTTCGCCAGGCAAAGCAGCTGAACCGGCGGCCGGCCTTTCAGCTCTCTATTTCTGTTGACTGATTCATAAAGGTTAGCCAGAGCCATGCCTTCATTCTTGATTTTTCTGACATGCGGCTCTGCGATAAATTCATCAAAAACAATGTAATTAATGTCACTGAAATCAATACCTTTAATGGATGCGAATGTGTTAAGTGAGCATACATAAGCGACCTCTATATCATCCTCTTCATCCGAGTTATACCAGACGCCGCCGTAGCCTTCAGAGAATCCGCCGCCCCAGTCATCAATACCAAGATCCTGCATGACTGCCTTGTATGATGATGATTCTTTCTTAGCCTGCAGCTCCGCCTCTTTGCTTGTGCGCCGGACCAGCAGGATCTTGTTACGATGCTGTATATGATATTTCAATGCGCCGTAGGTCTTGCCGGTGCCTCTGGCCGCCGGCAGGAAGATGAACGGATAGCCTGATTCAATGATGCTTTTCATGTCCAGATATCCGCTTTCTAAATATAGATTCATATAACCCTCCATAAACAAAAGGAGCGGATCCGTCCATCCGCTCCCTTTCAGATATCTGTATTAATAAGGCAGGTCCGCGTTATTGATGTCGCCGGGCAGATCTGTCCAGCGGATGCTGTAGCTCTTGCCTCCGCGGCTGTTTGTGTACTCATAGGCGTAAGCGCCAACCTTGCCGGCATTGATATCAGCCACATCCTCAGGACTTGCCATGATGTCCTTGATCTCGTTCACCATATGGCTGGGAAGGTTGATATTGAATCCTTCGCAGATCAGCGCGGCGCTGGGTCCGAATTTTCCGGACTCGTTCACGAAGCAGCCGCGGACAGTAACATGGCGGCCCTTCTCTTCTGTATAACCATGGTCATACAGTTCCTTGCATTTGCAGAAGACTGCGTCTTCCGCCTGCTGGTAGGTGAAAATGTTTGATGTTGCTTTTGTGTGTCTGTTTGCAAATGACATAATTTAGTCCTCTTCTTTCTATTGTCCTCTTCAATCACCGGCGGGCCTACTGGACGGCATCGGCCTGCCGGCACTCATATTCTAATTGATCAGCGCTCATAATGTAAAGCGCTTGTGATATCCTCATTCATTAAGAACAGGATCAGCTTTTTGTAATCCGGCGCCATGCCTAGCGTGTAAGTGCTGGGAAACAGGGCCACGTTGCTGGTGATCTTCTGTATATGCCCCTGGATCCGGCACTGGGTGACCTCAGGGAAATCATTATACAGGGCCGCCAGACCTCCGGCATCGCGGAAGATGAAACCCTCTTTAAAGCGCTCAATGCTCCCGAGCTCTTTGGCTCCCAGCTTTTTATTAACTCCGGACACTGTAATATGCAGGGATCCGTCCGGATCTTCATAGGCATATTTTTTCGCGCCCATCGTTTTGAACCGCTTATAAGTTCCTTCAAACTCAAAGACGCCGATATAATGCCGCGTGTTTTTTGGATCCACTGCGCTGTATTCCTCATGCCGATACTTCTTATTAAGTTCCTCAAAGGCTTCCGCATAGTCGCCCATGCATTTAATGCTGTCAGTATCCGAGTAAATGAAGTCATCCGGATCAATGACATGCAGGCCTTCATGGAGCTTTCGCCTGGCATATGCTGTCACCCAGACACCCCATTGATATGGAAGCCATCCGGTTGCCTGATATTGATCAATCAGATCCTGCAGTGTTTCCTCAGTGTTCAGCTGCATGATGCCATCCACAAAGCGATAGTTAGGTTTACAGGGATTCTGTACAGTCATCCCATAGGTTGAGTTAAACTGATTTTTCTTCTTACCATACATGTAATCATCCACGCCTTTCAGCTGCGTTTTGGCTGTATACATATCCATCAGCATTGACCTGAAGGAATCCGGAAGATATGACTTTGTTGCACTCCAGAGTTCAAGTATCTTATATCTGAATGTGTATTCCTCCGCGATGATTTCAAAGTCAATTTCCGTTAAATACATTTCAATGGAATCCGCCGATATGATCCGGCCGTTATCCATAAGCGGATGCGCACAGCTTTCCACTTTGGCCCTGGGAATGTATGGAGATCCCCAGCGCTCATCTTTCAGCTTTACATCTTCCATATAGATCCGGATCAGGCACGCCTTTCCGTGCGTATATTCAATATCAAACAGATCCGGATCCTTACGGATCAGCTTCTTTGGGAATCGCTCCATAAGCATGACCGCCGGGTAACTGCTGGATATATCCCAGGAGGATATCGGTCCGACCGCCGCGGAATCAATCAGCAGATTGGAGTTATACCTGTTAGCATGGGTATCACCGCCACGGAAAGCCCTGCGGAGTGCCTGGAAAGTGTCCAGATCCGGCAGCATAGGCTTGATATAGCGCCGGTATGGACCCAGCACATTCTTAGCGATACGGCGCACATAGCCGGTACTGGTCAATGGAATGGTGTAAAGATCATCACCATCCCGCTCCATCTCAACCATGATAGCCTGCACAAGACCCTTTACATCATTAATGCAATACTTCAGTTCTGACTTTGTCAGCGGCGTCCAGCTGTATCTCTTCTTTCTGTAATTGAATCCTTTAACCTTCTGATCCGGCACATCCATGGCCTGCAGGTACTTCTCCAGGCTCATATTGCTATGGATGTAACTGCACCTAAATTCCAGCTTGCCGGATCTGACGCGCAGGATTTTGCGGTCATCCATTGCAAATACATCATCAATGGGTATTATGCTTTTGAGAAACTGAAATTCAAAGCTGAGATTGTGAACATATATGACCAGATAGGTTTCCTCAGGGATCCGCTCCTGCAGCTTTTCAATAAAGGCTGTGAATTGCTCCCAGGTGCGCCCATACACGGTCCATTTCTCTCCCAGCTGCATCTGCCAGATATACATGACCGCCTGCCGGTACTTATCAATGTTGGTTGTTTCGATATCGAAGGCACAAACAAGATCCGCATAGCGGGCCTTCTTCCGTCCTTTTGTCCGGAGCTGTTCAATCTTCAGATTCTTAAATCTGAAGCTCTCACAGCTCCGCAGATAACTGCGCGGCATATCATTTAATCTTTCCTCGCTTCAGCTGATTCATGTATGTGCTCAGCTTTGTGCTCCGGCGCCTGCCGCCGGCTCTGGCGGCGTTCTTGGCAGCGTTGACTG